TATCAATCGTGGCAGCTACTATAAACGCAACTATAAAAAGTGAAACTGCTAATAGTTATGTCACATTGACAGAAGCTAATAGTTACTTTGAAACTGTACCTGATTCTTCTACTTGGACAAATAAAACAGATGATCAGAAGAATAGATCATTGATAGCTGCTACAAGATGGATTGATACTTTTGTATTTCAAGGCGATAGGTGTGATGAAGATCAGGCATTGAAGTTTCCTAGAACTAATTATCAGGTAGATAGAGTTGAATTAAGCTGTTCAACTATTCCAAACAATATTAAATATGCACAATATGAATTAGCTAGAGCTTTGGCAAATGATACAGATGCTATTACTGGTACAACTGGTAAAGATGGTAATTTTGAGGAAGTTAAGTTAGGAGATATTCAAGTTAAATATAATACTGCAAGTCAGGGAACTGGTTCTGTAAATAATATTATGGATGTATATCCTTGGTTACAAAGTTATCTTGGAGCATATATGCTAGGTGGAGCTGGTACTTTTCAGATGAGGGTAGTTAGAGGATAATGGCAGGACAATTAGATTCATTATTAAAAAGTGTAGCTAAACAGGTTGTTGCTGATTTAGGTAGTTCTTTAGATTCAACCATCACTTATGTAAAAAAAGGACTTTCTAGTTATAACCTAGATACTGGAGAAAATATTACTATTGATACAACTTATTCGGATTTAAAAGTTCCTGTTGAGTTTGTTCAATCTACAGAAGATGATGGTAGAGAAAGAAGAGAGGCAAAGATATATATTACACCTGATTTGATTGGAGATAATCAACCTACGTTTGATGATGAGGTTACATTAACTTATGCGGGATCTACAAGAGTAGGACAGATAATTAATATAGATACAAGGCAAGGTGGACAGACTTATCTATTTACATTATTGGTGAGGTTCTAGTGACTAAAGATTTTTTAAAAGCAAATCCAGGTAAAGACTTTGAGGATCAATTAAATGCAGACTTAAATACTTTTATAAGAGAGGCACTTATAAAATTATCGAGAAAAGAAAATCCATATAGTCCTATAGATACTGGTTTTTTTGCATCTAGTTGGACAGTTGGTCGATCCAGACCTGTTCCTGAAGATAGAAGAGAAAATGTTGCTCCGTGGAGTAATATTAAACCAACAAGAAAAGGTAACACATCTTCACAAGCTAAAGTAGCTCCAAGATTTATAAATTCTATTAATTATAATTTCAATATTTATGAAAGGTTTTATATAGGTAACAAAGCAAAATATTCAGCTTATGCTTTAGCTTCTTCGAGAAATCACATAGTAAGATATTTTAAACAAGATTTTAAATTTGATATGGATAGAATATTTTCAGATAGAAAATCAAAAATTGGATTGGCTCTTGAATCTTTCAAAGGTGGTCAAGGTGGTATTGGACAATTTGCTGATCCTAATAGAAGTTTTGTAAGTTATACAAATATTACAGATGTTCCTGATTCTTCACAGTAATGACTTTAGTTAACACAAGAGCAGCTTTTGAAAAGGCAGTTACAAATGCAGTTGCAGATGTTGATCCAACTGTAGAAATGGTTTATGACAATATGGTTTATAAGACTCCTGGAAAAACTAAAAAATATATTGTTATGTCAATAGATTTTGCACAGTCAACAATTCAGAATCAAGGTGTTTCTTCTGATTTTTATTCTGGTGTAGTTTTATGTAATATTTATGTTCCAAAAGGTAAAGGTTCAGGTACTTTGGCAACATTAGGCGAGGCTGTTATTGATGGACTTACTTCTGTTAATGCTTCTAATTATACTGATACTTTTAGTTGTTCACCAAGAGTCGCTGATATTTCTGGCCCTGCTCCTGTTGATACTGAGAATTCCTCACATTTTTTGGGCTTAATATCTTGCCAATTTACCGCAAACGCTTAGTATACTAAAGTAGGTATACTAATTTTATGACTAGAGCAGTTGATCTTTTAAGAAACAAATTTGGAGTTTCTCAACTTTATAAACATGACGTAAAACAGAATGATGAGATTATCCTTACTGTTTATTGGCATCCTTTAACTATTGCTGAACGAGAATCAATTCAGAAAAAAAGTGGTTCTGAAGATGCTAATAATTATGCTCTTCAGTTAATGATAGAAAAAGCGTTAGATCAGGATGGTAATAGATTATTTTCTGATGGAGATAAAGCTTCTTTACGAAGAGAAATAGAAGCAAATATCTTGCAAGAAATACAGTTAGCAATGATAGAAGCTGGTATAAATAAGGAGGTTGAAACAGCGAAGGCTGATTTGAAAAGCCAATAATGATTGGAGATTTATTTATTCTTTAGCAAAAGAGTTAGGTAAAACTGTAAGTGAGTTATGTGAAGAACTTACAGTAGAAGAATTATTAGGTTGGATTGCCTTTAATGATTTAGAGAGAGAAGATTTAGAAAGACAAAAAGAGCAAGCACAGAGAGTTAGTGCTTTAAAAGGCAAAAGAAGGTAAGATAGGTTTAATATTTGGTTTTTTATAGCAAGTGGCTAATTACGGAATAAATCTTGATGTTAAGGTAAAGGCACAACAACTTCAAAATTTTAATAAACAAATATCTGCGACACAGCTTAAAGTAACTGCTGCTAATAGATCCATACATAATTTTGCAAAAACTTTCTCAGGAATTGCAGTTCCTAGTATTCAAAATTTTGAAAGAACTTTAGCTAGAGCAAATGAAGCATTTAGAGAAGCTGCTGTTGGTACTCCACAAGCAAAAAGAGCAGCAGAAGATTTTGCAAAAGCTACTAAATTAGTTAATGAGACTTTAAAAGAACAAAATATATTATTACAAGACGCACAAGCAAAAATTAATAAAAGACCTGTATTACAGAATAAATTTACTACAACATCATCTCCATTTGCTCCTTCAAGAGATCCGTTAGGTCGTACTGATGCAGAAATAAATCAAATGTTAGATCAAAGAGCCGAAGATGTAATGAAAGTACAAAATGCGTTAAAACCAACATTACAAGGAACTAAATTACAACAACGAGAAAATGCAGAAATAAATAGACAATTAGATAAAAGTGCAGAATTATATATGATTCAAAATAAAGAAATAAAAGATATTGCAAATACTATTAGAACAAAAAAAATTAAACAATTAGAAGCAGAAGCAAAAATAGAAAATGAGATTTTAAATGCAAAAGCGAAAAAGGTACAAGCAGAGATGGATTCTATAAAAAAATCTAAAGTTCAAGCGAGTATAAGTAGTAAAAGATTGCAAGTTGAAAATAGAATGGCTAATCCATTTACAAGAATGCAAAGAAACATTACTAGTAGAGGTAGAGGAGCAAGACAAGCAAGAGAAATGGCAGTTTCAAATGCACTTATTGGTGGAGCTTTTCCTCTATTATTTGGTCAAGGTTTAGGTGCTTCTGCTGGTGGTGCTGCTGGTGGTGGTGCAGGTGGTTTAATGGGTGGACAATTTGGATTTGCATTATCTCTTGTTGGTACATCTGTTGGTGCTGCTTTAGATAGATTAGTACAAGGTTTAAATGATTTTGGTAAAGCATTAAAAACAACTGATGGTGCTTTAAAATTAATGACAGAACGTAATCTGTTTAGTAGTAAAGCAATAGAAAAACAAGCAGAAGCATTAAAAAGACAAGGAAGGCAAGCAGAATTAAATGAACTTATTACTAGAGATTTAAGTAATTCATTAGGTGCAGTTGCTGTAAAAGATGTTCAGAAATTTAGTACAGAAATGGAAGAATTATCAAGAATGTTTGGAATATTAACAACACAATTTCAAATATTAGCAGCAGGACCATTAGCAAAAGTTGTTGATCTTATAAATACTGTTGTCGGTAGACAAGTCTTAGAATCAAGAATTGGAAATCAATTAAGGGCTTTACAAAAAGCAGATCCCGAAGCTTATAGACAATTTATAAGAGATAATCCTCGAACTGCAAAAGAATTTGGTTTAGGTTTAATATCTGGAACATTAAAAGACCGAACTGGTATAGGTTTAATAGATACTGACAGAGCGGCAGGATTTAATTTCGGAGGAAGAACTGATGAATCACTTAAAATAATATCTTCAAATTTAGATTCAATATTAAAAAAATCAAACATAAATTCTGATTTAATCTTGGGTGGTAATGATCCAGATGAAATAATAAAAGTTTTTCAAACTGAAGAAGGTAATTTAAGAAAAAAACAAGATGCTTTAAAAAGTTCTTTTGGAATTGAATCTGCAATAGCAGTAATAAAAGAAAATAATAGTCATCTTGATGATAAAGCATTGACTGATTTAGAAAATAAGGCAAGAAAACAGTTAGAATTAAATGAAAAATTAGAAATTGAAAATCATCAATTACAAATAACTTTGGATCTTTATAATAATATTGCTTCTTCTATTGAAAATGGAATTGTTTCAGCTATTGAAGGAGCAATACAAGGAACAAAAACTTTAGGTGATGTTGCTCGTAGTGTTTTTGCAGAAATACAAAGATCATTAATTAGATTTGGTGTAAATGCTTTTCTTAGTGGACTTCCTGGAGTTGGACAGTTTTTCAGAGCAAATGGTGGTCCTGTTAGTGCTGGTAAAAGTTATATGGTTGGAGAACGTGGACCAGAAATGTTTGTTCCAAATGCAGGTGGTCGTATAGTTCCTAATTCTGATATGGGTGGTTCGACTAATGTTGTAGTAAATGTAGATGCTTCTGGTTCTAATGTTCAAGGAGATCAACAACGTGGTAAAGAACTTGGTGCTGCCTTGTCAGTAGCGATACAATCAGAATTATTGAAACAAAAACGACCAGGAGGTTTACTTGCATAATGGCTACTTTTCCTTCAATAAAGCCTATATATGGACAACAAAAAATTTCTGCTCCGTTAACTAGAACGATTCGTTTTGCTGATGGGTTTGAACACAGAATATTATTTGGATTAGCTGAACATCAAAATCCAAAAGTATATGATTTTACTTTTGAAGTCTCGGAAACGCAAGCAGATGAAATAGAAACCTTTCTTGATGCTCGTGCAAATGATAGTGATAGCTTTGATTTTACTGCACCTGGAGAAGCTACTGCACAAAAATTTGTTTGCGAAAATTGGTCAAAATCAATACCATATAATAATAGAGCAAGAATTCAAACAACATTTAGAGAAGTATTTGAACCATGAGTACTGCTCCGATTATTACTGATCTACAAAAGATCAATCCTTCAGCAATAATTGAATTATTTACATTAACAACTGATGCAACTTTGCATGGTTCTGCTCAGACTTACAGATTTCATAATGGAACGAGTCTAAATGCTAATGGAGATATTATTTGGGCTGGTAATCAATATTTAAAAATGCCGATACAGGCAGAAGGTTTTGCTTTTCAAAAAGGTCAGCTTCCCAGACCTACTTTAACTATTAGCAATGCTCTTGGAACTATTACAGCTATTTTGTTAAATGTAAATCAGGTAACCACAGGAAATGATTTAACGGGAGCTACTGTGACAAGGATTAGAACTTTGGCACGTTATCTTGATGCTGTTAACTTTCCTACAGTATCAACAACCACAACTACAACACAAACCATTGCAGATCCAGCAGATGCCGAATCTATAACTTACACAGTAACAGTTGTACAGGATTCTGGTGGTAATAATGTTTTTGCTATTAATGGTGTGCAGAAACCTGTAATAACAATGAAACGAGGTTCTACATATACTTTTAATCAATCTCATAGTTCTAATGTTGGACATCCCTTAAGAATAAAATCTGATGCTGGAGGACAACAAAGTACAACAAATGCTGGAACATTAGGAACTGATGCTACAGTTATCTATCAACCAAACTACCCAAATGCACCTAATGATTTGAGATATTATTGTACAAGTCATGGAAATAATATGGGAAATACGATTACCATGAATGACCCAAATACAACGACTGAATTAGTAGCTACAACCACTACAACTCAAACAAATCCACTTGGAACACCAGATCCTACAGCAGAATTTCCACAAGAAATTTATAAAATAGATAGAAAATCAACAGAAAATAGAGAAAT